TTCCTACCAGTGTGACTTCATTGCCTGCTGCCATAATCTCTCTCTCTAGTTACGCTGCGACTTGTGCCGCACGCTCAATCACAATTTGGATTCCCGGTAGGTCCGGGTTCTCTGGTGAAACCAACACAGTCTCAACTTCGCATTTCCAAACGTCACCACGATCAAGTGACGGGGCGAGTTTCGCTGCGAGGTCACGAGGAACATGTCCGATCATGGACCGTCTCCCCAACATAGGAATGTGAACCTCAACAGCGTTCTCGTCAAACTCGTTCTCGGCGTTACGAATCAACACAACCTCAACAGGTTGATCGACTGCAACCCCGTTCCATCCAAGCTGTTTCGTTTGAGCTTCAACAACGAACGCTTCGATGGTCTGCAAGTTCTGTGGGTAGCGTTCCATGAACGTCAACCCGACAACCTTGAACTCCACGCGCTTGCTCATGCGTCGAACCATCCGAGGATCGCTTCAGCGTCCGTAGCTGTCGCATAAGACAAGTTGGTCACGCCGAGCTTTTTCAAGAACGCAACGAATACCTTTTCTTCGGTTCCGTTCAGACCGCTTACCAACTCGGTGATCTGTTCAAGCGTTTCATCATCAACGATGTCAACGAACGAATCTGGTTCTTCATCTCCGCCAGTCGATTCATCAGAGCTAACGCCAGCTTCGTCTAACGCAACTTGCATCGGGTCAGATGAAGGTGCTGCGGCAATAGCGTTTGCCGATGGGACAACATGTGATGTGGTGCCGCCACGGATCGCAGCGATCTCTGCGTCACGCTGCCGCCACAACACGAGTGCTTTCAGATCCTTCAGATCGTCAGGGTATCCGGCACGCTTGAGCGCACGACCCAACGTCTTTGTGCAAAGGATGTTCCACTCGTCGGGTGTTCCCGATCCTGCGACAGGTTTCCAAGCAGTGACATCGGCACGGCCTTTGGGGAATCTGATTGTTGCTACGCAGAATGGTTTGTCTGCTCCGAACGTATCGGGGACACCGATCTCTGCTCCGGTTGCGAGTCGAAACTCGTAGGTCGCTTCGGGGTGGTCGTCTAGGAGAAGACCTAACCTCAAACCGGGGGATGCGTAAAACTCGCTTATTGCTGCCATGCGTTTCAACCTCGCTCTAGTCCTTCTATGTACGAGCTTCATTGTAGGTGAGGGGGTGGACGCAAACGGCTGGACTGTTCACTGGGGTTTGGTGGGGCGAAAAAGAAATCTGAAGAAATCTTCGTTATTGGTTTGATAATGTCCTACAGGTGTAGTAGCTTCATACACATGACATCGACCGAGAACATCACATACGAAAGAGTTGTAAGCGCCGGAGCGGTAGAGCATGACGCTCTCATGGCCGAAGGACTCGCACGCCGAGTCATTGAAGGCGAAGCGTGGCTGACCCAAATCGCTCTTGACCAGATCGCAAGTCTGCGTCGAAACGCAGACTTGCTCGAACGAGCAATCGCTCGGGTCAACGAGTACAACGCTGACGCAAACAAGTAGGACAAAGCGTCCTACCCACCAAGTACAATTATCAAACAAGCAACTAAGGAGAACAGAACATGAAGGTACATCCAGAACACCTAGCCAATCGGATCGCACTAGCAATCCGAATCGCAGACTCCGCCGCCAAGTGGGAGATCCCCAACCGCTACCTATTCGACTTCCCGCTGGACGGGATGATCTGGACCCGCATCGCAGAAGGGGCAGGCTGCACCCGCCGCCCGTCGGTCGATACCATCGCCGCCGCTGTCGCAATCGTCGCAGCACGACAGGGGGCAGCATGAACGAACTTGAGAAGACCATCGTGAGCGCGATCCGTGGAAGCGAATGGGCGAACAAACTCACAGAACGATGCTTTGAGTACGAGGAACGGAAAGACAACCGTTCCCTTGCACGGCTCATCGAAGCTGACGAGATTCTACGCGCCGAACTAAAAGGCGCAGGGGTACACATCTACGAACGGTCCCCACAAGAAACAGCACGAGGAGAATGGACTGTCTGGTTGTACCGGGCAAACTGGAATCGTGATGATGCGGACGATCCATACCGGGTCGCGTTGGCAGGCGTGACGATCAGGCAGGCCACCAAGTATCTATCGGCAGAGAGGTAGGAGAATGAACGAACAGTTCACGAGTGTCAGCGACGCAATGATCCACCTGAAGACCAAGCACAACAACACGGGCTTTCTCGCAGACGGGTGGGGCGCAAAATGGTACGGCCTAGAACCTGTTGCTGATCGGCTACGAGAGTTGAACGAGTTGCATGACCTTCTCCACAACCCTCGGTCCGCTGACGGCACCCCCGGCCCGGAGCGCCTTGCCAACATGTTCAAGTTGGGTTAGTCAATCAACTATCCGGTGAATGTAATTGGTTGCGCCGCTTGTTGTTCGGTCTGCGGTTGAACAGCAGCGGGAACACGAGTCGTGGTGGTTGTTGTTGGCAGAGTGGTTGTTGTAGTCGTCCCCGGCACAGATGTTGTTGTGGTCGTCGGCAACGCAGTCGTCGTTGTGATCGGCAGTGTTGTGGTCGTTGTCGTTGTCGTTGTCGTTGTCGTTGTCGTTGTGGTCGGTGCAAGTGTCGTCGTCGTCGTCGTTGTGGTCGGTGTCGGCGGATGCGGGTTGCACGCAGTGAGAATCGAAACTGAGAACCCAATTACTAGAGTTGAAACAACCATCGAAAGCTTCTTCATCATTTCTCCTTCCACAAAGAAATCAGGGGTGAGCGCATTCGCCCACCCCCAACCTAACACTTGATAAGAATTCCTCTAGCAGCCGGTGCCGTTCCACGCACTACGCCAACCGCTGTTCACGGTGTAAACCGCAACTGCGTCCTGAACGTGTGGCGGAGCGTGACGGGCGGACCCCCACCCAGCGTGGCCTGCTCGTGCGCTCATCGTGCGCCAAGTGGAATCCAAAAACTGATAAGCCCCTGAAGCAGTGCTGTTCGGATTCTTGGCGGTGTAGCTTCCGCCAGATTCGTGCCGCCTGACACAGGCAAGGAAACCACCCGGAGGCGTGTGAGCCTCCTCAACAGGTTGAGCTTGTGCTTGTAGGTGTGCTTTGACAGCAGCCTGCTCAGTTGGGTTCATCGTCGCATAGGCAGCTATCTCCTCTGCGGTACAGCTAACACTTGACACGACAGATAACATAACGATTGCCGCAATAGATACAGACCTGAGATTCAGCCTCATGGTCACCTCTTTCAGTTGTCGGTTAGATACGCGACAGCCACCCGTTTTGGATGAGCGGGTGGCTGTTGAGTTTCAAGGCTACGCGCAGATGTAGACGGAATGCAATCATTCCGTAACATTAGGCAAAATGTCTTTTAGGACATCTACCAGCAAACTGGATGTCTGTGGCCTCGTCGATGCTGCGTCTTCTGCTGACGCGACCCACGGACAATCAGGGAGACATTCATCTTCTGGCCCGACCCCGCATTCATCACATCCACGCATGTCACCCGAGTACACTTCCGCTTCCGTATCATCGTTCATTGGATTCCCCTTGGTTGAAGTTCGCACACGTTCTAACAGATTACCTAGACACGAAATCACCTCACCAAGTGTCGGCAAAGATTCATTCAAGCTGACATGCCCCCGGTGCGGTTGGCCTTGCCGTCATATCAACCCGGTGTACTGGCCTTCGGAATGGAATCAGTACGGTGGTATCTGCGGGCAGTGCGCTCAAGAAGCAGCAGTGATGTTTGATGCAACCCAGTGGCCTGACCCTGAGTAACCTGTTCGGATGACTACAGCACTGAAGAAGAAAGGTTGGACAGTCAGGTGTGATCGTTGCAAGCGTTGCGCGCCTGTCGCAGAGTCCGCCGCTGCCGACGCTCTGAAAGAAGCTGCCGCCACTTACGGCTGGGAGCGTCAGCGTCCGGGTGTGGATGACATCTGCCCTGACTGCTTTCTAAAGTTCTAGGGCGTTCTGAGCGGCAGCGTCAGCTAATGCTTCGGCGTGTTCTGCTGCGGCTTGTGCTTCTTGCCAAGCTTGCTCTGTGATTGCACCTGCGGGGCAGCATGGTGTTTGTGTGACGGCGACCGTAGCTATGCCGGTGCAATCGTGGGGGACGGGTGTGAAGCATTCCCATAGCGAGCCGGTTGCGGTGTTGGTTCCTACAAGTTCCTGTATCAAGATCATGTAACAGATACTACTACAGGAGTGTGACAGTTAGTGGAGAGTGTTGTCGGGCGTGGCTCACAACACGACAAGGAGAGTCGCCCTCGGCTTGGTCAGACATCGACTAAGAGGAGATCCAAGCTTCAACGGGACCACGCCCGACAGGTTGAGTATTGCATGTCTGGTGGACGGGCTTGGTTTGGGGTGAAAAAGAAATCTGAAGAAATCTTCGATATTGACCATTATTGGTTTGATAATGTCAGACCTATGCTGTAGTGTTATCTACATGACATCGACTGAGAACCTCAGTCACAACCAAGGAGAATGCAAATGACACACTTCGCACTGAACACCAAAGAGAAGATGAACCCAACCGGAGCGAGAGCTTCACGAGAGTGGCAGGCAAGGTCAGCCGTGTACGTCATCAACGTGTCGAAAGACTTTGTTCATGCACCAAAGGATGCCGATGGCATTCGCAGAGGAAACGGAAGCTTCGCCACAAAGAGCCTCCGGGTTTACACCTCATACGGTGCGGCGGATTATGCGGTAGGTGATCGGTTCGTCATTCGCTCATCACTGAATCATCGCATCCTGTGTTCATTTCAGGGAGCAGAAGTTGTCGGGGTTATCGACACTGACGGCACTGTCACCGGCGAGATCCCTAACCGCATGTTGCCTTGGTGGGTAGCCAAGTGAGTTACATCATGCCAAAGACAGGCGAGCGTTTTGAGTACGACGGCGAAACGCACACGCTTGCGAGATGCCGGATGGTGGACGGCAGATTCGTTTACGACCTGACGAATAATCGAACTGGTCGCATTGTTCTTGCTGTCAATATCGAAGACTTCGGAAAGGAAGCCTGATGGGAATTTCAATATCGGTGTCATGCCAAACAGCACAGGAGTGGAATGCTCTTGAGTCGGAGGGTTTCTATTCTGCTGACATGGGGTATTCCTCGTGGGCGAACGTGTTGGAGTGTTTTGATCTGACTGTCGAAGATCAGGTCGTGGGTCAACTCCCGGCGGAAGCGTTCCTTGACAGCGGTGTGGACCCGTTGGCTAAAGCAGGCGGCTACGAATCGACTTGGGTTGTCGGAGGCGGGTGGCAGAACGTCACAGCGCGTAGAGTCGCTGATGTAATCAGGGTTGCTACTGTGGCCCGGCAACTGAGAAGGGAAGTCGTATGGGCTTAGAAATGGTAGAAGGTTCAATCGAACAGGCGATCTACAACTGGGCCGGTTACGGGGCTTACATCGTTTTGACTGCGAAGGACTATGAGCGGGTGGTTACGAAACTCACTGAGCTTGAGTTGCTGGAGCAGGTGCTTGGGGCTGACATGGAAATTCTGCGGTGCTTCCTTGATGTTCCTGACTACGATGTCTGATTACGACGGGCCTGAACGCAGGCAAACTCCTGAGCGTAGGCAGTTACCTCGTAAGACAACTGATCGAAGAAAGGCACGAGAGCGTATGGAAGTCTTTACCTATTGGGGCCACGTTCTTGCTTACGCTGACTTCGAGTACAACACGACCCGACTAAACGAACGGGCTATTGAGATTCCTATTGTCCGCTCTTGGTTGCAACGAGAAGGCTCAATCCTTGAGGTTGGTAACGTACTCGGCCATTACCCTGACGCGCCTGAGAGCGCTGTCGTGGACCGCTGGGAGCCGGGTCCGGGCGTGTTGAACATAGATGTGTTTGATGTGACTGGTTCTTGGGATCAGGTATTTGCCATCTCAACCGTGGAACATGTGCGGTGGGATGAACAGCCTCGGGAGCCGGGCGGGTCGGTTGCTGCTATTGAACATCTCAGGTCTGTGCTTGCACCGGGTGGGAGGCTGCTTGTGACTGTTCCTACTGGTTGGAATGGTCCGTTGGATGAGTGGCTTGCTGCGGGTGACACTGGCGCTGATCGTGCTTGCACGCTGGTTAGGGATGGGGCGCATTGGCGGCAAACGTCTGAGGTTCAGATTCTTCCGTATGGTGGCGAAGCTGGTTGGGCTGAGTCGTTGTGGGTTGGCGAGTGGACTGCTTGATTGAAAAGAAATCTGAGAATTGTTTGTTATTGACTTGATTGCTGTAGTAAACCCTGATACATTCATAGGGGTAGCGAGTGAACGAAGCACTGAAGTTCCGTAGGAACGAAGATGAGAAGTTCAAGCTACGAAGGACCGGAGAAGTGAGCGACAGAGAAGTTCCGTAGGAACGAAGCACTGAAGCACAGACTTCCGGTCCTTTCTCATTTACTGCTAACAGCTAACACCGTCTGAGTCTGCCTAGAGGAGTAGAGTTAGAAAATGCCTCGCGCTTCAAGATGGAACCAACAGAACGCCGCCGAGTTCGCGATGATCGCACCGCAACCAAACCTTGCGTCTGTATCATCCGCCGCACTTGCACGAATCGAATTATGGAATGTTCCACCACGCAAAGGCCATGAATGGCAACGTGACGCTTTCTCGTTCAACGAGCTAATCGGTGAGATCGGCTACCTGAACAATCTGGTTGCGAATCTTGTTTCGAGTTGCGATCTGCGAGTAGTCGAACGACGGATAACCCCTAATGGGGTAGAAGTCGAAGATTCTACTGATGGTCGTGCAGCAAGGGTTATGGCTGCGTTCACTGGTCCGCAAGGCGGGCAGAAGGAGTTGAAGCGTCGGGCTGCGATGCACTTGCAGATCGCCGGTGAGAGTTTCCTATTAGGTACACCGTTGGCTGATAAGTTTGATCGCCCAGCAGGATTCATGTGGGAGTTCCTATCCACCGAGGAGATCCGTGTAACCGCCGGGAAAGGCAAGCAACAGATCAAACGAAACGCCAGCGGGCTATCTGATGGCGACGCAGGGTTCGTCGATGTTGAAGCGTTCATTGCCCGGCTATGGCGACCGGACCCACGATATTCGATGCGTGCTGATTCTCCGATGAAGCGTGTTTTGCCGATCTGTCGTGAACTGGTTGTGCTATCCGAGGTCGTTGATTCAATCGCAAAGTCACGGCTGTCATCCGGGATGTTGTTCATTCCTGAAGAAATGAGTTTTGGTCCTATTAGCGAAACTGAAGCACCGAACGATACGGATGACTTCGACGAGTTCATTGGGACACTGGTTGAACACATGTCTGCCCCTGTCAGGGATCGCACCTCGGCGGCTGGGCTAGTTCCGCTTGTTGTGCGTGGGGCTGCTGAGTTCGGTGACAAGATCAGACTGATTGAGTTAGCACAAGACTTAGATGTGACCTTTCAGAGTTTGCGTATGGAACTTCTGGATCGTCTGGCGAAAGGCTTGGACGCACCACCTGAGATCATCGGTGGTAAAGCCGGGTTGAATCACTGGTCGTCGTACAACGTGGATGCTGACTTGATTAGCAAGCATGTGAACCCTGTAGGCGAGATGATCGCAGAGTTCATCACGGTGGCGTACCTACGTCCGATGCTGTCCGAGTTTGAGCATTTGTCAGACGATGACGTTTTGCGGTTTGAGCTGCTTTTCGATTCTCGCATTTTGACTTCACGGCAGGATGAAGGTCCGGCTGCTACTGGTGCTTGGGATCGGATGGCTTTGTCTGATGCAACGTATCTGCGAGCTAATGGTTTCGATATGGAGGATTACCCTTCTGAAGATGAGCGGCAGCGGAGACTGTTGGAGAAGGTTGTTTTGTCTGATCCGCGTAACTTCGGCCCGAGGCTCCTGCCTGCTTTGTATCCTGAGCTTGCAAGGCTGTTCATGGACTTTGACTTGTTGAGTGTCAACGCTCCTGAAGTTGGTGAGTTAGATGCTCCTGCGGCTTTACCTGCCGATCCGGTGAATCAGCCTCTTGCCGATCCGGGCGCTATGAATCGCGCTCCTGCGGCACAGCCAGATACCCCAAAGAGCATTGGCGGTAACGCTCCTCCGGTTCCTCGTCCTGATGGGAAGTCGTCAGAAGGTTTAGCAGTCATTGACGATCTAGTTGAAGCTTTGGCAAGCGCAGCTAACTCGGCTTTAGGCGAGAAGTTGAATCCGGGTGAGCCGGTTGTTCTTTCTGTTGATAATGGGTTTGTGCCTTCAGCGCGAGAGTTAGTCGGTGGATGGTTGTTGGATATTGGTGTTGACCCTGCTGCTGTTCCGCCGTTGATGGACAATGTGGTTGGCCCGTTGGCGATGGCTTTGGATTCGTATGCGAGTTATGTTTCTGCGGGTACAGATGGTTGGGATGGTGAAGTGCCTCTTGATTTGATGTCTGTTCCTTTGCAGAGGGCGTTGTGGTCGTTTGCTAATATTAGGGCTGAAACACACACCACAACGATTGCTATTTGATAACCCATCCGAAGATTGGGTTTCTTCATAGTAAGGTCCAAGACTGCAAGAACAACCACGCCTAACGCCAGATGGCGTGTTAGCCTCGGAGTCCATATGAGCTTCCAAGTCATATCCGATAGCCCATACTGCCCGCTACCCTCCGGGGGGTTCGCAGTGGCCGTAGTCTCCGCTGCCGAGGATGGCACAATCATCCATGACTCGTGCCATCTGACTGTTGCTGAAGCAGAAGCGTGGATCGGCCAGATGGATAACCCTGACGTTGATCTAACTGATGAGGCGCTCCCGCCAGAGATGCCAGAAGTAGCGACCAACAGTGCCGCTCCTGCCGGGTATGTGAACCGTGAAGCGATGCTATCTGCGATGCTCGCCGGAGCGATGTCAGAACTGGGAGTCGATCCGGTATCAACGGAAACTGAAGATACGGTTTCGTTTGGGGCTATTCCTTCGCATTCATCATCACTGAGCGAAGATAGCTTTTCGAGTCCTGCTGCTAAAGCAACAAGGATCATCTCTCCTAACAGCGAGGAGTACTTCGCTAGGATTTTTGCGTGGCGTGATACGAACGCAAACACTCAAGTCAAGTCGTCTTACAAGTTCCGGCATCACTTTGTTGAAGAAGATGGCACACCGGGTCCGGCTTCACGGATCGCGTGTTCTGGTGGGATCAGTGTTCTAAACGGTGGCGGAGCAGGGACCACAATTCCTGAAGCCGACCGTCAAAGAGTTTATGACCATCTTGCTATGCACCTGCGTGACGCAGGCCGTGACGTAATCGAACTTCTATCTCAAGAGGATTATATGGTTGCCCTTGCTAAGTCGAATGAGATGAAAGCGCAGTCTGCCGAGTTTGGGGCGATTGCTTCGCACAGTACCCCTGTTGGCGATCAACGGTTTGTAGGTCCGTCTGCTTCCGAAGTAAGAATCATCTCTCCTAACAGCGAAGATTACTTCGCTGATTTCTACGCTTGGAGAGATGACGCTAGAGACACAAGCGTCAAGGGTTCTTACAAGTTCTTCCACCATTTCGTTTCCGACACTGGCGTTTCTATTAGCGCTTCACGGGTTGCGTGTTCTAGCGGTATAGGTATCTTGAATGGCGCTCGTGGTGGCAGCACTATCCCACTTGTAGACCGTCAGGGAGTGTATGACCACCTTGCCCGACACTTGCGTGATGACCAGCGGATAGCACCAAAGTTGTTATCACAGGACGATTACGAGGTTGCTTTGATGGCAGCGAATACCGAGTTAGCTAATACCAATCAGAAAGCATGGGATGCAGATATGGAAACAACCAGTAGTTCAACTGAAGTATTTGACATGCACGAGGATGAAGTAATGGAAGACCAGCTTGAAACAGATCAACTTGAGCCGGTCGAACTTGAAGAAGGTGAGATCGTTGTCACTGATGGCGACATGTCAGGTCTGTCAGATGATGAGCTAATGGCAGAGCTTGCCCGCCGCTGGGCTGAGAAGACGATTGAGAACCTTTCGGCTGAAAGGCCAGCAGAGTTTGATAACCCTCTACTTGAGGTTGAAGTTGAGGTTATCCAGATCGAAACTGAAATTGAATGTGAATGCGGCGAAGGTGAATGCGAGTGCGGTAAAGATAAGAAAGAAGGCGGATACGGCAAAGAAAGCGACGATGAGATCGTTGTGACCTTGCCTGCCGGGACTTGCATCACTATCGAAGCCGCAGAAGAAGAAGAAGAAGACCATAAAGGAAAAGACGGTATGGGCGGCGAAGGTGGCCCGATGATGCTGATGGCAACCGATGGTGTGACTCTTGCTGATGAACCACAGATGGTTGACACACCTGTCTCCCTCTACGACTGGGAAGGCGTGTTGATCGTTGAGGGTCTTGCTTCTGGTGATGGCCGGAAGATCGCTGAGAACGCTTTGACATGGCGTGAACTTCCGTTGCCACTAATGCTTCAGACTGCAAATGCTTCAGGGCATGACGGTGCTGTGATCGCCGGGTCGATCCACGAGATTGAGCGTCAGGGCCAGAACATCGTTGGCCGAGGCTTCTTTGACTCTGGAACTGCTGGTGTTGAAGCACACCGACTCCTAGAAGAAGGCACAATGCGTGGTGTGTCCGCTGACATCGACTCTGTGAAAATCGAGTTTATGACAGACGATGGGGCTTCTGTATCGGCAGAAGACATGATGTTTGGTGGTGTAGATGCCCTTGAGGTGCTGGTAGCGGGACGGCTGATGGGTGCAACTCTTACACCGTTCCCTGCGTTCCAAGAAGCGTTTGTCACGGTTCTGATCGGTGAAGAAGTAGAAGTTGATGTGACTCTCGTTGCTTCTGGCGCAGACACACTTGGTGATGTATGGCGTGTCCCTTCACCGCTTGGTGTGTGGCCTTCAGGTAAGGGTGATGCCGAGCAGGGTTTGGCAAGTCTCGTTGCTTCTGCTGCTGCGTCGGTTGAGGTTCCTACTAACCCACCAATGGATTGGTTCCTACCCGGCAAGATGACAAGTATTGAGCCGTTCACGGTTCACCCGGATGGGCGCTGCTACGGGCTTGTCGCTGCGTGGGGTTCATGCCATATCGGGTTCGCTGACCGTTGTGTCCCGGTTCCTAAGTCTGGTTGCGCTTACAAGCATTTCCGTAACAAGAACGTGCTGACCGCTGAAGGCACCCTTGTTGCTACTGGACCGATCTACATGGACACGGTTCACCCGAATCTGCGTCTGGTCGCTTCTGACTCTCAAGCTTTCTACGCTGACACTGGTTGCGGCGTAGCTGATGTTGCCTTGTACGAAAACGAGTTCGGCATCGTCGCTGCTGGGGCGCTGCGCCCCGGTTTGTCTGCGGAGCAGGTTCGGAAGTTCCGTGGCTCGGATGTTTCTCCTGACTGGCGACAGTTGGGTGGCAGGCTTGAAGTTGTTGGTCTGCTCTCTGTGAATGTCTCTGGCTTCATCGTTGAGGGTCTTGTTGCGTCGGGTGCTGAAGTATCTGCACCAAGAGGCGTGTGGGATTCTGTGGCCGGTGAGGTGACTGCTCTGGTAGCGGCGGGGATGATCCATACGGCTGATACTGAGAAGTCTGATCTGCGTCGGGAGTTGGATTCGATCAGGGTTGAACTATCGGAGTTCCGGGAGGCGTTGCGTCCTGTTCGTGCTGCTGCTGCTGCTGCGAAGTTCGCTGCGCTTTCTCCTGCTGGTGACGTTGAGTCGGGTTGCTCCTGCGACACAGGCCACTAGCTGCCGGAACGGGCGGGTGAGTCATCTGGGGTGTCCACCCGCCCGTGTATCCTGTGGGTATGAATGAGCAAATCGGTTTGGATTGGAACGCTGCTAGTAAAGCGGCGGATGTTGGGATTGAACTGGCGGACGGGAATGCGCTTGAGGAGTGGAAGTCTCTTGCTGATGACTACATTTTTCGGTTAGCTGAGAAGTCGTTGGAGTTCACTTCTGAGGATGTGTGGCGGATGGGGTTGCCTGCTAATCCGACGGGGGCGAACAGTGCGCTCGGTGCGAGGTTCCGTTCTGCTGTGTCTGATGGCATCATTTGTAATTCGGGACGGAAGAAGAACACGCTTGCTCAGGGTAAGCATGGTTCTGCTACGACGATTTGGACTTCGCTGGTTTGCAAGATCCATGCGGTTGATAACAGCAGGAGTGAGATCGACGAGCTTCGGACTGCTCTGAGTTTGATGTATGGGCTTGCCCGAATGAACACTGAGCCGCCTTCTCGTTGGGCTGTTCCGGGGACTCGTGGCGGTGATGTGATGTCGGTGCATAGCCGTGTTGCACGACTGTTGGGGTTGTCGAACCCGTGGAACCATGAGCCTGATGATGGTGTGTTGTTCTCTAGCCGTGTGAAGCGTCTGGTAGCGAAGGTTGTCTAAGTGCGCTGACCGTGGGTGCGGTGTGGTGTTGTCGCATGAGACTCGTTCTGCTGATAACAACACGTTTTGTAAACAGCATGGTGATCTGGTTTGGGCGTTTCGTCCGAATGATCGTCTTGCTGATGAATGGTTTTTTGTGTCTGAGTCTGAGCCGGATGAGGGTCAGGTTGTTGCGGGCGATCAGTGTGATGGGTGTGGGTTGTCTGAGTTTGTGGTTCGCCGGGTGAATAAGAATGCGTGGATTGCCCGGTGTGAGGGGCAGTGTTGGGATGGGGATTTGATTGACGGGTGTGGGGCTTTGCACTTGGTGCGGAGGAAGATGGGGCGTGAGGTCTAGGTTGGCTCGCCGCCGTCGCAGGCTGGGCGGGGTGCGGGCGACGTTGGTCCGGTTGGCCCGTGTGTTGCGCTGACTACACGGGCCAAGTCGTTATTGGGTTTCGATCCAGATAACCCGAGCGATAACGCTGCGGGCTTCTGCGACTGTTTCAACGGTGCGAGTGTTGATTGGTTGGCGTGATCGGCGTGAGCCAAACACGAACGGTTCGGCTCCGGTGGTATCGGTGATCTGCCAGTTGCGGCGACCTGAGCCACGGGAGGTGCTGTTGGTGCGGTTGATCCAAGGGGTGATTGTGAATCGCCCGTCAGGTGTCGCGTAACCCTCGGTGGTTTTGGTGAACTTGATTGTGGCGGTGGTCATTGTTGTCTCCTTGGTGGTGGGCGTGTTAGCCACGCTCATCGGTTTCTTGGTCATCTTCCCAAGACTGATCCCATTCCTGATCCTCTTGGTCCCACTCCTCTTGAGTTTGTGGTTCGTTTGGCATTGTTTGCTCCTTTATTCGTTGTGATTGTTGCGGCAGCGGGTGTTGTCAATTTCGATGATTTTGTTGCAGCAATCGCTGTAACCTTCGTTTTGCTCTCGTGCGCTCCAGCCGATGTCTTCTTCGTTGGTGGAACCGCAGCTTCGGCAGTGCGGTTGGTCGATGTTGCAAGGCTTGCTCATCTCTTTACTATAGCACGATCAACTACAGAATCAAAGTCAATATCAAACAATCTTGAGATTTCTTTTCAATCACCAAACGGAGGATCTAACTACACGCGTGTCATTCGTATAACATCACCGGATCAAAGACGGCCCCGATGACTGGAAACTCAAAGCACGCTGCCGGGGCAAACCCCCTAGCATGTTCTTCCCTAAACAAGGGCAGTACCAAGATGTCGTCAGAGCCAAACAGTTCTGTTCACAATGTGAAGTCCAACAGGAATGTTTGACAGCCAACATCGACGAAGACGACGGTGTATACGGTGGAACCTCTGGTCGTCAACGAAAAGAGATGCGGCGCTC